TGAGCGCCAGGAACGTGCTTGCCGTCGTGCGATGACTGACGCTGACCTCGATGGTGGACAGTGGGGAGTCTGGAACATCAGCGACCGCGACTGAGGCGGGGCTGCTATAATTTCACCAACAGCAACAGCACAGATGAGAATCGCACTCCTCGCCGTCGTCGTCTTCTTCGGCACCCTGATCGGCACCAACGCCATCACCTCAGTCTCTGAGATGCAAGACGCAAAAATGCAGAAACTCTGCACCGCTGGTTTACAGTCAGCGTGCACCGCTAAGTAACACTAACCCCTTCGCCCCTTATCTGACAGTAACCGATAGGGGGCGTTTCTATAGAGAATTCGCAATGAGCAATCTATAACGAACCATTTTCGACATCTAAATATAGAAGGAATAAAAATATTTTTCCCGTATAAAAAACGCCCTTTAGTATTTTCTGTTATGGCTCGTAAAGCATATTGGACGATCGCAGCGCCGCACGGTGGAAGTTTTGTAAGAGGTCTGGTATACTGGAAGGAAGGTACCCAGTGGTTTGCCGACCCAGAGAGTGCCCATCATTTCAGGTCTGCAACAACTGCAGAGAAAAAACTGCCAACTATTGAGGAGATGAAACCCGATGCAAGAGTCGTCAAAGTCAATCCAAACAATGCCTGAGGTATACGAAGATCCTCGGTTAATGAGAGAGTATATCAAACTCTTAGAGGAGCGTGTAACAGCGTTAGAGGGTCAAGTCAAAGGTATGTCAATTATGTACAAGCCTCCTGGGGAGACTAAGCATAAGCGTTTAGCAGAATATCTGGACACCCTTGACAATCGTGTGACGACATTAGAGATTAGACAGGAGTTAGATATCTGATGACGGTGAACTTTGAAGGTGGACTCACAATCACTTCACCATATGGTTCAGCCTTAGGACAATCGTTCAGTAGTAGGTTTGGATCAGAGGATGTCCCCACGATGGGACCGAGTGATGATGAGGAATACTTTGAATATATTTTCACGGCGAACCCTATAAGTGGTGACGGCGAATCGGATCGTTGTGATTATATCCCGTATAGTATTCGTGTCACTGGAGAAGAGCAATACTTTTCGATGTGGATATGCGATAGCACGACACCACGATGTTCAGTGCGTAATGCCACAGGTAATTTCAAGGTAGGGGAGACCATCACTAGCGCTGCAGGTGGTACTGCTACCGTAAAGGAATGGCATAATTTTAGGGAACCGAATGGCTTAGATATTATTGAGTTAGATAATCCTTCTGGTAATTTTGCAGGTAGTGTAGTAACTGGGTCTACTAGCGGGGCGACCGCCGATGCTATTGGAGGATGGTACGATACACCACAGTCTTCACAGTTTGGGTTATATCTAATTGCTATAGAACCTCTCACAGCGACTCTGAGCGGGTTCTATGCCTATGATAAGCAGGTACAGTATACAAAGTACCTACAACCGCGTTGCGACACGTTGGTGGACATCTGTGGACCCGTTGCCGAGTATGGTCAAGTAGACTTCGGAACATCAAAGCCTTATGCACCGTGTGAGGTAAAAGATATTGGAAAGAAGGTAGAAGAACAGTTTGGAGATATATTTGGCAAACCTGAGATTGTTTGTAGTAGAGAGAGCGTTTGGCCAAACTCTGTAGACACTGGTGTATATGAACCAGTGCCTATCTTAGGGTATAAAGGAACAAAAGGATTTGAGGAAAACTATTCAGAGGGTGAACCTGTTGAATTTGCTCAGGTTGAGAACGTTCCGATGATGAATGAGTATAAGGAGATATACGAGAGGTATAGAAAAACCTTAGGCAATCAGTGTGAACCAATGACGGGTGAAGGTATCGAGACATTGATTGATGAGATTCTGGAGCCTGCTGATGCGGTAAAGAACTATAATAAGATCCAAAACAATAGTAAGACAAAAGAAGTTCTTGCTGGTAAGCAATTAGATCTTGGTACAGAAGGTGTCAAGGATGCATTACAGAAGCAGAAGACATTCTTCTGTGGTCAGGATGATATTCTAGGTGCACAGTTAGCAATGGCTGACTTCATTGAGGTACCTGTACAATCTACAGTACCGTCGAACTGGTATAAGGAGATTGCGCAAGAATGGAACACACCATCATTCCGTGGTGTACCACCTGCAGGTCCTAGTATCAAGTGGAGCATTTTTAACTACAAACCACATAAGACTGGCACGAAGACATTTGATTATAATATCACTGTCTGTTGGTATTGTGCTAATGCGACTTATGTTGCAGATCCAGTACCACCGACAGGTAATCCTGGTGACCCAGGATATGACCCAGGTAGCCCAGGTGGTCCTACAGCGAACCCAGGATACGGTGCATCACTCTGCCACACTTATGGATCAGATAATACGATTGAGTCTAACTGGTCTACTCATAGAGATAATCTAGTAGATGCAGTTGAGGAACAAGGTAACCCAGATAGTAACCTAAAGATTGCACAGAATGTAGAGTTCATCAACCCATCTGAGGATGAGGTTATCCTACACGATTATGAAATTGCACAGTTCCCTTCTTATGGGTATATCGAATTAAACAACTACGAGTTCGCAGGGCGCTCTGTAGTCGCCGTAGAGACGCTTAATTTGGGTCTAGGGTATATGAACGACCCAGACGTCACTGTAAGCGAGCCAGACCTTGAAGGAGGCATACAAGCAACGGTGTCAGCATTGGTCACTCAGGGGCGTGTTGTAGGGTATGAGATCACCAATGCAGGCAAAGGCTATGTCCAAGAACCTATTATTACTGTAGCTGCCCCTGATCCTGTTAGAACGGGCACTGGTGACCTGTTAGCAGGTAGTAGAACAGTGAGGAATATAGACATCGATGAGTACGAACGTCTGTTCTATGGTGTAAAAGTGACTGCTCCTGGCACTCAATTTGAAGAACAACTGTTTGACCGCATCATTCCTGGTGTTGCATTCACTATTTTAGCGGATGGTAGTGCTACTGCACAGGTTCAAGCGATTGATACCTTTGGAAATGACATCGGATTAGAGGATATAGAGGTTGGAATGGACATTGATGGGCTCGATGTCAACAATATTACCGTTGCACAGGTCGATTTGATCACCAATCAAGTCACTTTCTCCGATGTTATTGCCGCAGGAACGTATGAAATCAACACTAGAATCTCTGCGAGGCTCCAAAGTCCCTCAAATGTGACTGCTGCGGGTGCAAATTTGACGTTTACTGCGCCTGTTATGGTAAATGCAACCGCAAGAGCGCGTCTATACCTTGGGTCAGAGGGCGGACAGTCCTATAAATACAGTGGAGACCGCGAAATTGCGCACTATGATGGCATAGAAGCTCTCGATAGTGGTGCATACAGGTTGAAAAATGTCTTGAGAGGGCGGAAACAGACGGATATTGGTCAACATTTGCGCAACGATCACACTCTCTTTCACGAATTTATCTAATGCCAGCAGCTTCACTACAACCTGGACCGTGTTCTGGTCACGCTTGCTGGCCACCATTCGCATTTGAAAAATCTTTAGTAACTAGTGTTAAGCTTAACAAAGGCATTTTCCCTCTGGCTGGCGGTGATGTTAGGTTGCCTCACTGCAAACCTTGTGGTAAAAACCCTGCCTGTCACCCTGGAGCGGTTGTCCCCTCTGGTACAACCGTCTTGTACGGATTAGGACCACCATCTATTCCGATTCCAACAACAAAAACAGGCGATCCAGAGACAGATGCTATAATTACTGCACTAGCACCTAAGTATTGCCCTGCTGTTAAACCCGCTTCTGGCATTGCTGATAGTGTTGGATGTGGCTCTGTGGTTGCAATGGGGTCTCCTACTGTGCTAGTATACAACGGAGGAGCAGCAATCGCTGCCCTTTCTGCGCTTGCTGCCGCCGCAGGGCTTGCAGCTGGTCTTTCTGGCATTGGTATTGGTATTACCTCACCTGGCGGGAGCACTATTGGCGGAGAAGGTGGCAGAGGAACTGGTTCTCCTGGTGACAACTCTGTACAAATCTGCGACTAAATGGCACTCTACGGAAAATCTATGGGCTACACGCCCGCTCGTCCTAAGAAAACTCGTCAAGGCAAGTCTTCTAACACCAAACTTTCCTCATCTTCACGTAACGGCGCTAAGAAAGCGTACCGTGGTCAGGGCAAATGAGACCTGAGACACGTAAGTCTATGGAAATGTTGTGGTCTGCAAAGTGGAACCTTCCTAAAGCTGCAGACCATTGCGGTCTTACTACCAAAGAAATGAAGATCACGTTCAACGAATACTGTACATTCCACCCTCCGACCTACAATATCGATGAAGAAACTTCTGTATGTCTCCCGTGACACCGAATTAGCGCTCATTGAAGCGCTGACTTACAGAATTCAGATGATGGAATATGATTGGGACCCTAAAGATACGTGCTTTTTGTGCGTATCACCCGACTATTCCGCAATTGTTGCTCAACTGTTGGCACATTGGCTCTCTAAAGACGGCGAAATGTACCATATTGAGTCTGTTAACGTCCCATTTCCCGACGAAAGTAAGGAATCGTACGAAGCTACCTTCGCTCAGAACCTTATGGACTGGAAATGGATGTGGAAACGCTTCGTTTTGATCGAGGCTGGCGTGATTAGAGGTGGAAATTACACCTGGATCACCAATATTCTCAAAGAACTTGCTCCAGAGTGCGAATTTACGACTCTGACGATGTACGAAAACGTTCATAGCAAGTATCAGAGTGATATTGTTGGTAATGTTTACGATAATGAAGTCGAAGATCTCCACTTTTGGTGGGAAAGACCTAATAATCACTGGACTGGGCGCTGATGCGCCCTTTTTTTATGGGTCTAAATAAAATGTCGGGATAGAACCCCGTAAAAAGTTCTCCTGCAAACCATTAGGAGACGATTGATGTCCATTCCAAGAAAGACACCCGTAGATTATGGTGACGAATTCATAAAAAAAGGGATGGTGCTTATCACCGACCCTAAAAGTGACCGATTGTGGGCACGAAAACCGAAGAAGGCTGAAAGGTCCGAGAACTAATATACATACTAAACAACCCTTAGTACAATGCCCAAGGCAGTTAACTTTAAGGACGTATCCATATCATTGGGTATGAATCCTGTAACTGAAGATGTGCTTGTGACAACGGACGAAGCCGCTGTCAAGAGGGCGTTGTACAATATTATTATGACACGAAAGGGGGAGAGATTTTTCAAACCCGATCTTGGTAGCAACATTGCTAATTTGCTGTTTGAACCATTAGACGCAGCAACCGCATCTCTTATTAAAGAAGAGATCGAATATGTCATCATTAAGTATGAGCCTAGAGTAAGGCTTTTACGTATTGACGTTGATGCTAACTATGACCGTAATGGTTTTGAGGTTGCTATTGCCTTTGAGATCGTTGGTATCGAAACTGACGTCGCGGTCAGAGAGGTGGATTTCTTCTTAGAACGAACTCGATAAATGTCTTACATCCAAGTTGCCAATTTAGACTTTAATGATATCAAGCAGTCGCTCAAAGAGTACCTGCGGTCCAATAGCGACTTTACTGATTACGATTTTGAAGGTTCGACCCTCTCGACCCTGTTGGATGTGCTCGCCTATAACACCTACTATACGGCGTTTAACGCCAATATGGTAGTTAATGAGGCTTTCCTTCAATCCGCCACTCTCAGGGACAATGTGGTGTCTCTGGCTAAGCAGATTGGGTACCTTCCGAAGTCTGCTGTCGCTCCAACAGCATTAGTTTCGTTATCTGCTGATTTTAGCTCTGAACAAGCAATCCCAGAAACAGTCAAACTGCCTAGAGGATCGCAGTTCTTGACAACTATCAATGGTACGACCTATTCTTTCATCACAGCGAAAGATTATGTCGCTTCTGTTGACTCTAATGACAATGCAACCTTTACTGAGATTCAAATCAAGGAAGGTAACTATGTCCTAGAGACATTTACATATAATGCAGCGATTGCTCAGCGCTTTATTCTTAGAAATGCGAATATTGATACCAGTACGCTGAAGATCACTATTCGTGATACTGTAGGAGATACCAATGCAGTCGAATATCGTCTTGCTGATGATATTATTGGTTACGATGGCACTTCCAACGTGTTCTTCCTCCAAGAAGGAGAAGATGAGCGATATGAGATCATCTTTGGAGACGGGATCCTTGGTAGAAAGCCCCAAACCAACAATTACATCGAAGTAAGTTACATCACAACTAATGGTGCTGATGCTAACTCAGCAAAAGTCTTCTCATACGGTGCTGTATTAGAAGATGCAGTAGGAAATTCAAATTATTCACCCATTGTCACTCTGACAACGGTACAAGCGTCATCTGGAGGCGAAGAACTTGAAGCAATCGATAGTATTAAGCGAAATGCTCCGCGATTTTTCAATGCACAAAATAGAGCCGTTACTTCAGATGACTATGAGTCCATTATCCGTCGTATTTACCCTGCGGTTGCTGACATTGTGTGTTTCGGTGGAGAGGACGCTTCTCCTCCTGAATACGGAAAAGTCAAAATCGTCGTAAAACCTTCGTTTGCTGTGGCTCTTTCACAGTATACTAAGAACCTGATCACTACAGAGTTAAAGAAATTCTCTGTGGTGTCTGTGACACCTGAAATTGTCGATCCTTCGATCATTTACGTTGAGTTAGACTCTAGGGTCTATTTCAACCAGTCTCAAACGACTCTCAATGAGTCTCAACTGAAGGCTGAGGTTGTCAACTCCCTCACATCATACCGTAGTACATCTGATCTAGAAAAATTCAATGGTCGTTTTAAGTATTCTCGGGTTGTCGGCATTATTGATGCTACAGATAACTCGATCACGTCAAATGAGACATCAATTAAGTTACGTAAGGATTTCAACCCAGTCCTCAACACAATTACGCAATACGAGATCTGTTACCAGAATGTAATCAAGAGTGGCTGCGAAGAATCCTCTGTTTATAGCACTGGATTCATCGTTGCCGACTATCCTGGTGATGTCGTCTATCTTGCAGACGACCAAAAGGGTAATATTTACCTCTACAAGATTGACCCGACTACAAAAGACCGTTTTATCCTGAATGCCCAGATTGGTACAGTTGATTACCTCAAAGGAGAGGTGATGCTGAATCGGTTAAATATAGTCAAGGGAACTTATAGTGATGAAAGGATCGAGCTTCGTGCTCTTCCGAAGAATAAAGACATTTATGCTTTGAGAGAAGCATATCTAAGTCTAGACCTCACAAGTAGCGTCTTCCTAATCACCAAAGAATCGTTAATCTAATAAATGGCAGGTCCTAATCTCTCCGCACTGATTGAAAGTCAGTTACCAGATTTTATTGTCGAGGATTATCCCCTCGTCACAAATCTCCTGTCGAAGTATTATGAGGCTATCTCCATTAGTGAGGGTCCTCAAGACATTATTAACAACTTTGAGAAATATCTCGACGTTGATACATTTGCACCTGAAGTTTTAGTTAAAACTTGTAAGCTGCAGCAAGAGATTGCTAATGGTAGCGACAAGATTGATATTCTTGTCGATAGAACAGATGGATTCCCTGATGCTAACGGTCTGATAATGATCGATCAGGAAATTTTCCTGTATACGACAAAAACGACCACAGAATTCAAAGGATGTATTCGTGGTTATAGTGCAAGGACAGAGATTGGTGACCTCTACACTCCTGCCAACTTTATTGAAAGCAATACACAAATCCACAAGCAATTTGCTGAGGTTAGTAACCTGAGCAACCTGCTTTTGGCTGGTTTGATCAAGCAATACGAGGAACAGTACACTTCAGGCTTCCCGTATCAGTATCTTAAGGATCAAACCAACAAAAACCTGTTGGTTAAGCGTATCAAGGACTTCTATAAAGTCAAAGGTACGCCACAATCGCTGGAATTCATTTTCCAGATTCTATTCAGTGTTAGACCTGATATTATCTACCCGAAAGATAATGTTTTTAAGGCATCTGAGTCTGGATGGAATAGTAAAGAACTTTTACTGGTCGAAGCGATCACTGGAGACATCAGACAGATCGTTGGTAACTCAATTACCCAAACTCCCGACCCATATAACCCAGAACTGAAAGAAGCAACTGCAATTATCGACAATATCGTCGGTGAACCGTATCAAGGCAGCCTTCAGTACACTCTGACCATTTCTCCTGGCAGTAAAGTCGGAGAATTTGCTATTGCCCGTCGTTCTTTCCTGATGACGGAGGTTTCACCGAATGCTGGTCGTGGTGATCGCATCGATGTGTTCTCTACAATCGGATTTCCAGAAAGAGACGGTCGTTTGGTGATTGGTGAAGAAGAAATCACCTATAGCACCAAAACATCGACTCAATTTGTCATTCACGAGCGTGATGCTGGTAGAGAAGTCAAGAGACAGTTCACCCATAAGAAAGGTGTGCGTTGTTTTACGAAAAACAACCTCCAAGGTGAATATGTTGACGAATTTGGTATTACCAGATATGTGAAGCTTCGTATTTACGGTCTCGTCGCTGGTTTGACCTCTGATGGTATTGAACCAGAGACTTCTGCTGGTCTTGAGTACGATGAACAGGCTGAGAACTACTTTGATGTAGAAACTGGCGGTATTCCTTATGTTCAACTCGACAATATGATCGAGTTTAAGTCATCTGGATTTTTTGATACTCTTCCTCTCACTAATGAGTGGATTATCAACCAAGATGCTTCTAAGTTAGCAGCATTTGATGATACTAACGTTGGTACACTTAATATTAAGGATAAACTGCAATCTAATGTGCAGGCTATCTACAGAGATGACGAAAATTACTATATTGCTTCTTCTGGTTTCCCGTCTTACCCTGTTGGACCGTTTGACAACACCAGAACACCTCAGGATCAAAGGCATCTGAAAATTCTGCCTAGAACTCCTGTCGAGGCTTCTACGAAACCGTATACTGACTCTAAAGAAGTTGGTTTACTTGTAAATGGTGTCTCACTGTTAAATCACAAGTCTCAAAACGGTATTGACTACGGTAGTGTCGAAAAAATCGAAATTACACGTTCTGGTAGAGGATATACTGTTCCACCGAAGGTTAACGTCGAAGGAGACGCCACTGCAACCGCTTCTATCAACGGTTTAGGTGAAGTTACATCAGTTACCATCACAAACCCTGGTGCAGGGTATTCTAGTGCCCCTGAGGTGACATTTACCTCTGGTAGTGGTGGTCAATTCATTGTAACTATCCAACAGGGCGAAATTGCAAGCATTGCACTTGCAATTAACTCTCAGGCTGAGATTATTGACGCTGGTCAAGATTATACCGAAGAACCAAACGTCTTTATCTTCGATGCCAGCGGAAAAGGCAAAGGTGCTCTGTTTACTTGCCAGATTGACACTGCTACTGGTCGTATTACTGGATTTACCAAACTTTCTGGTGGTTTTGATTATCAAGAGGCTACAACCACTGTTACTTTGGCACCAAAGAGTTCTGCTGCTGAAGCAACCTCTAGTTTGACCCGTTGGCGCTTTAATTCTTATCTTGAGAAGCAAGTAGACAATGGAAACGCTTCTGGCATCGTCGAAGAGGCAAATGACGTTAATTTTGGATTTACTTATGGTCATATCATTGCCCCGACTTCTCTGAAGATCCAAAGGAGCGATAACGTCGATACTCAGGGTAACGCACTGACTAATAAGTCACACTCTCCTATTTTGGGTTGGGCTTATGACGGAAATCCGATTTATGGATCATTTGGTTACGATAACCCGTATCAAGACGTTAGTGCATCTAATCCGACCATCAAACGGATGGGATCGTCTTGGAGACTGAAATCTACCCGTGGATCTAATGCTCCTAATGAAGCAACTTACTCTTTAGGTCGTTTCTGTAATGATTATGAGTATGTTGAGCGTTTGGGCGACCTGGATGCTAATAATGGTCGTTTCTGCGTAACACCAGAGTTCCCGAATGGAACTTACGCTTATTTTATGACTACGGACTCAAATGAGACTCCGACCTTCCCATATTCGATTGGTGAAGCATATTATAACGTTCCTGTCGAAGAAAACTGGAAAACGAAGTCTAAACAAGATTTCTTGCCCGATAGAGTTCGTAGAAGAGCACAAAACGAAAATGATCAGGCTGGCGAACTGCTGACATCCAGAATTAGCGGTATTTCGTATGGTCCGATCCAAAATGTCGAAGTTCACCAATCTTCGGCTAATTTCACTAATGAAGACGTTCTATACGTTGATAACTCGATCAACGATAGTGGATCTGGTTTATTTGCCGCTGTTAACGAAATTCAGGGTCAGACAGTTGCCGCATTGTCCTGCAACACTCCCAAGAACAATTACTTCACCACAGACAGCGTTCTTTACTTAAATCACAATTCTACGCTTACTCAGGCTAATACTAACGCTACAGCGCAAGTTATTGGTAAGTTAGAAGAAGATGACCAGTTTGTTGTCAAGAATGTCTCTGGTACATTCAATAAGACCGATACTATCGATTCTGACACTGAAGTCTATAACTTGACTTTCAATAGCAACATTGTTGCCAACTATGGCGATGAAGTTATTGTTAGTTCTCAATCTGGCGGTGTTGCTCACGAAATTGTTATTGGTAAAGTTCTGAGAAACGTATTTGACAAAAACACCGTTATTGTTGAACTTCAGAATGCAAACCCCAATGAACTGACTACATTGGACACTGATGGCGTTACAACCATCACTATCCCTAGATCTTCTTATACTGAAGTTGGATTCTTCCAAGTTGGACAAGGTGTCAACGTTGGTCAAACATCTGCTCAGGTTGTAGCCGTTCGTTCTTTGTCGAAAGGTTTCAAACTCCTTGACATTGAAGATAAGATTGCTGTGCTGCGCACTGCAACTGAAGAGCACGGTCTTGCTGTTGGTGACGATGTAATCATTACTGTCCAACCTAACTCTTCTATCTCGACTCAACAGTATTATGTTGAGACTAAGAAGTATCATACCATTCAGCTGACAGATTTTGCTGCTAACTCGACTATTGACGATTCTGGTCTTTCCAGATTGTCTGTAATCGGTGCAGGTTCTGGATTTACTCCCAGCACTACCTTTAGTGGTATTCAGGCTGAACTCTTCTCTGGTACCAACTCAGGTATCACTCACGGTACACTGGACATTACCACAAATGCTGGTGGTGGTGTTGAGAGCGTTACTATTGCATCTAAGGGTTCTGGATATACCTATGGAGATGTTATTACCGTCCCCGTTGGTGCTCTGGGTGGTGGTGTTAGTAGCAACAGATTGGCATTGTTTGTTGATGCAGCAGGTTTCGGTAGAGATGAAACCCTTTTGACAGTTGCTAATTCCACTGGTTTCTCTATTGGTGATAAATTGATCATCACTGATGAGATTGTTACTGTCACTGCGGTGGCTGGCAACAACATTACTGTTACTAGAGGATCTGATAACACAGAAGTTGTTGATCACGTTGACGATGTTGCTGTTCGTCTGATCACTCCTTTCTATCGCTTTAATAAAGATAGTATCATTCAGTTTGGTAATGACACCGCTAGAGTTGACGAATATGATTCTGCAACTCAGCAACTTACTGTATATTATATTGATGAGACTGACATTGAGATCAATGAAAATACTATCTTTGTTGACCAAAGCAGTCCCACTAAGCAAGTTGGCACTACAACCGTCGAAGACACTTCTCTGAGATTTAGATTCCGTAAGGAAGGATCTAATGAGTGGTTTAGAAACATTAGTCTCAACATTCAAAAAACATATCGATATATTTTCGATACTAGCGATGCATCGCTTGTAAATAGAAATCTCAAATTCTATGAAAATGTCTACAGAACCAAATATCTTGTACAGGCATTTACTTCTACACAAAAGCCAGGAACCACTGGATCTTACATCTCCTTCCAGCTTGGTTATGGTATTCCTGTTGATGGAACATCTTGGGAAACTGAACCTGTTCTGGCAATCCCTCCTAAGATTTACTATGGAGAAGCATCTGACCTAATCAACTCTGAAAGCCAGCACTTTACACTGGTTGAAGACCCGTTTGCAGGTAAGCATAAGGTCTTCTATGGATATGAGTACGAATTTGCTTTTAGACTAGACGAAGAACCTCAGCAGGAAGGATTCACCAATATTGAATACTATACTGACTCTCTGTATGCTATTGGTAGCATTAAGAGCGTCAAGGTGATTAGTGGTGGTAGCAACTACACTATGCCACCTATGATCCCTGGTGTGTTCCTTAATAAGCGTTTCAGAGGATCATTCACACCACTGATTGAAGATGGGAAGATTACTTCTGTGACAGTGGTTGACACTGGTCTGAACTACTCTGAACCTATCGTTTTACTAGAAGATACTGGTGGTGGTGTTAATGCTTCATTCCGTATCGAACTGAGAGCAGATGGCTCTGTCTCCCGTATCATTCCGACAAACGAAGGTGAGGGATATGGACCTAATACCACATTGAGACTGTATGAGTCTGATGTGAAACTCTTCGGTCAGGGTGATCAGATTGGTAAACTTTCTACCTTGGAGATTATCTCTTCTGGTAAGGACTTTAACAACGATCCTACTCTGCTGCCTACAATCAATCCTCCGATTGTGATGACACTCAGGAATATGCCTGATAAGGCTTTCTTGAATGGAGAACTGATTGAACAGAGAGATGCTACAGGTAAGATTTGTGCTACTGGTCGTGTTGACTTCTGGCGTAATGGTCAGAACATTCTAAGACTCAAGAGTGTTACTGGTAAGTTTGAGAAGTCTTATGATATCTACGGCACGTCTCTTCGTAGTACTGCTGATATTCAGAAGATCTATGTTGCTAAGATTGATCCCGTTATTGGACCTACTAGCACATCGATTGGTAGCTATCAGAGTGACCGCAGCAAACTGTCTGCTGTGTCTCAGAAAGTCCAAGATGGTATTTACTACCAGGATTACTCTTACGTTGTTAAGTCTACAGTTTCTATTAACGACTGGAGAGATTTCGTCAAGAAGTTTACACACCCTGCAGGATTTAACCTGTTTGGTGAAGTTCTGATCGAATCTTTTGGTAATGCTCGTAAACCCGCCACTATCGATACTCCTCAGTCTGGTATTAAGGACAATGGATTCGGTTCTGTTATTACAGTTATCGAACCTGGAGTGATCGGTGTTACTGCAGCCCATAAGTCCAGAAAGATTACGCAATCTCACGTTCGTGTTGACTCGTTCCAGAGAGAACGTGGTCTTGGTTCTATTAACTACAGCGAACAGAACAATGTGGAGATTGAGGTGTTTGACCTCGCTCTGTCTCCTGGATTTGACGGTGCTGTGCAAGTGGACGGTACGATTACTGGCACAAAAACCTTCACTCTGTTTAAGAAAGACATTAACGAGCCTTTGACTCCTTATGCTGAGGAGCAATTGATTGTTACCTTGGATGGTGTGCTTCAAAACCCAAGTACAGCATATACAGTTTCTGGTAGCACTATTACATTTGCGGAAGCACCTCTGGGACCTTATGTTGATGCAAAGACAGGCATTCACGTTCCTGGTGTGACATTCTATGGTAAGTCTGTCAAATTCCAAGACGATACCAACAATGCCACTTATATGCTTGAGGCGAATGATATCACCTCTCTGTTTGATGGCACTACAACCGAGTTCCCGCTGGGCATCAATATCGATCCTGGTGATGACCACCTGTTTGTTTCTCTTGACGGTGTGATTCAGGAACCTGGTGTTGCATACACGTTACAGCCTGCTCCTGACAATACTATTACTTTCACTGAACCTCCGAGACAGGTTGGTAAGATTGTAGAACTGGATATTGGTGACGCAACTAACTTCCAAGTCAATGACTTTGTTGTTGGATCTACTTCTGGTGCACGTGGTGAGATTGTCGCTAAGCGCTATTTCGTTGACCATAGATTCTTGAATGCTGCTGATCTCCTGATCAACAATAGCAACATTCTTGCCGAAGAAGCAGTTGGTATTCTGGACTCTACCAGTAAGTTCGATGGATACACATATCCTGGTCTGGGTAGAAACCAATGTATCACTGACTTAAGATCTGTGCTGCAAAATATTGCTAGAGACCTTCAGTTAGGTGGTAACAGCAATACTTGGGATGCTGCTAGAGAATATCTGCTTGATCCTGCTGATCCTAATTCTGATCTCAAGCATATTGAAGGTGAAGTTGAGGCTACACTGTGGGCAATGAAGTATTTCAAGGATATGTCTATCCTTGCTATCCGCAACCACTTTGGCATCACTAACCTGACTGGTCAACAGCGTTTTGCTGATACTACATTTAATATGACACCTACCGCTGCTACCTATACAGCATCTAGCGGTAATATGGTCTTGACAATCCCTGGTCACAAATTGTCTTCTAGCGATAAGATTGCTATTGCAACTGATTCGTTGACATTTACTTGTGCACAGGATAATAATCAAACCAACCACACTTATCCTCGTAGTACAGATCCTGCTGCTGGTATTGTTCTGTCTATTGCATCAATCTCTGGTGACAATGTAACCATAAACGTCGGTGCCTCACCATCTGGGCAGCAATACGATCACACGTTTGTTAGTTCTTTGGCTAACAGCATTGGTAAGTACAATGATGTGTACAATAAGACTAACGCTGTTGCTGATGAGTTTATTGATAGTGCAAACCTGCTGACTAGCAACAGAAACTTCATTGCTGAGGAAGCTGTCGCTATGATGCTTGCTGGTGGCGGTACGATTGCAGATCCTGCATACAATACTGCTCTGCCAATCATTTCTGCTACTGCAACAACTATTACTATTGATGTTGGTGCGTCGGATTATACTGGAACGCATACCTGGGATAGCGCACTTGCCAACTCTGTTATTACAGGTGGCAATTATCTCCATACATTCCAAGAGGCTGTCGCCAATTCCATCCAAGTAACTGCTGGTTCTACTATAACTCCAACGAATGCTACTTACACTCCCACATCAGGTGAGTTTGTAATTACTGTTCCTGGACATTCCCTGACAACCAGCGATACGATTACCATTGCAGATGATGCATTTACTTTCAGATGTGCGATGGACCAGAATGCTACACCGCATACTTATCCTCGTTCTACTGACCCTGCATCTGGACAAGCTCTAGCAATTAGTTCTGTTGCTGGTGATACTTTCACTGTTAATGTCGGTGCATCTCCTGAAGTAACTTTCACACCTACTAATGGTACATATGATCCTCTGACTGGAATGATGATGCTGGATATCGGCACTCATACTCTTGCTCAGGGAACTAGCATCAGACTGTTGACAGGTGGTGTCTCCTTCTCTTGCCCCCACAATGGTGGTGGCGTCGAAGCATATCCTCGTGCATCTTCTCCTGGAAGTTCCGATGATTGTTGCGATGATGTTAAGGATATGCTCGATGCTATCATTTGGAACCTACAATATGGTGGTAATAATCGTGTTTGGGATGCGGCAGAACTCTATGTCGATAGAGATGGCTATCTGAATCACATTACACAGAAAGTACCTGAAACCCTACAAGTATTCGCAAATGTCAAAACTCTCAGTGCTGATGTCATTCGCAACAACGTTATCACACCAGTTGGTACCCACGGAATCACTCAGGTGTTTGATAACAGCATTACTGTTGAGACAAATGAGTGCGCAGCTGTAGAATCCAGTATCG